TATGCCTATTTACTTTTTATAAAGTTATCGCATATAATCCCATTAACGGCGGGCAAGCCGTTTCAACTTAACTATGGAGAATAAAATGATAGAATTAAGAACAGATCAAGATTTTTTAGAAAGATTAGCGGCGGATCATTTTGACGACGGGCGCGGATCAACAGCGTCAGATATTAGAGCGGCGGCAGATGATATTAGAAACCTGCGCGACTATGCCACAAACTTGGAGCGAGAAATTAAACGCGCATCATCTGATATCGTGGTAGCCAATAACGAGAAAGAACTTGCAAAAGTTAATTATGACGATTTGAAACTGTTACAAACCAAAGGGGCGGATTTCTTATTTAATCTTATTATCTCAGATATTAAACGTTTAGTATTGAGAGAAGTAAAAGATCAGTTAGAGCTTGAACTAGATCACACTATCCCATCCCTTGAGGATCGTATTGACAGCCTTGAAAGTGACGTCGCCGATTTAAACGAAGGCGGCGCAGATGATATAAAGGACACCGTGAAAGAGATGATCAGAGACGGCGACATTACGGTTAATATTGATCACATGTAATAGCTAAACACCATAACCAACCACCGAGGGCCTGCCATTGTGCAGGCCTTTTTTATTGCGCAGGGATAAACAGTTAAACAAACCGGCCCAAGGGCCGCGACCTATGGCCCAAACCTACCGGCCCGCGTATCGTGGCCACTGGATCAAGGTCAGCGGGCACCAGTTAGATGACCGTGGCCCGTGAATGTTAGAGCGCAGTTGACGGCAGTTATCCGATCCCCGCCGTTAAATATTAAGTTACCGGCCGAGCCGATCGCAGAACAAAAACCGTTGCCCTTGGATCGTGAACCCCGAACCGCAACGCGTCCGAATTTTCTCGGGTCCCTCCAATATCGGGTCATAAAACGAGGTTTTCAGGCCAAAAAAACCGCCCGATTTCGCCAACGGCAGGTCTGCGTACCGAGGGCTTGGGCCATGTTTCTCTCAAATATTTATTAGTTATTTGCAACGAGCCTTAACTGTCCTATAATAGCCCTTAATATCGCATATGTTTCACGTGAAACAATTTATAAAAATTAACTAGGGTCCCCCATGAACGTAGCTCAAAATAATATGCTCGAAGACAAAAAATTAAAGCTCGAGTTGCGTCTTGCGCAGATCATGAAGAACGAGAAATGCCAAAATGATTTTTTAGTTTTTGTTAAAACTGTTTGGCCTGACTTCATCGCGGGCCGTCATCATAAGATCATTGCGGAAAAGCTCGAGCGCGTGGCCCGTGGGGAGTTGAAGCGTTTGATCATCAACATGGCACCGCGGCACACGAAGAGTGAGTTTGCGTCTTATTTGTTTCCTGCGTGGATGATGGGCCGTAATCCGAAAATGAAGATCATTCAGGCGACACACACGACTGAGTTGGCGGTAAACTTTGGTCGTAAGACAAAGAACTTGATTGAGAGTGATGATTACAAGGACGTGTTTCCGGGAGTTCAGTTGGCGGCAGACAGTAAGGCCTCTGGTCGGTGGGACACGAGCAGTGGTGGAATGTATTACGCGGTTGGTGTTGGTTCCAACTTAGCGGGACGTGGGGGTGATTTAATTATTATTGACGATCCTCACTCGGAGCAGACGGCGATGTCTAACAACGGTTTTGATGATGCGTGGGATTGGTATACTGGTGGTCCTCGACAGCGTTTACAACCGGGTGGTTCTATTGTTTTGGTTCAAACTCGGTGGTCAGAGAAGGATATGACGGGTCAGTTGATGCGGGCTCAAGCCAAGGATGCGTCTGCGGATCAGTGGGAAGTAGTTGAATTACCTGCAATATTTGAGGATGGCACGTCTTGTTGGCCGGAGTATTGGAGTTTGGAAGATTTGACCGCGGTCCGCTCATCTATTCCTCCGAGCAAATGGAATGCGCAGTATCAGCAAAATCCTACGGGTGAAGAGAACGCGATAATCAAGCGCGAGTGGTGGAAGTTGTGGGAACAAGATAGGGTCCCCCAGCTAGAATATGTAATACAAAGTTATGATACTGCTTTTAGTAAGAAGCAAACGGCTGACTATTCGGCGATTACGACGTGGGGAGTATTTTATCCAAATGAGGGTGGTTCGGGGCCCAACTTAATTTTGTTAGATAGTAAGAAGGGGCGGTGGGATTTTCCTGAGTTGAAGCAGGAGGCGTTAGATAATTATAAGTTCTGGGAGCCTGACACGGTAATTATTGAGGCGAAGGCGAGTGGGTTGCCTTTGACGCAAGAACTACGGAACATGGGCATACCTGTTGTTAATTTTACACCGAGCCGCGGAAATGATAAGGTGACGAGAGCGCATAGTATAGCGCCGTTGTTTGAAGCTGGTATGGTTTGGGCCCCTGACGAAATGTGGGCTGAAGAGTTAATTGAAGAGGTTGCGGCGTTTCCAAATGGGGAGCATGATGACTTGGTTGATAGTATGACACAGGCTCTTATGCGCTATCGTCAAGGTAATTTTGTACAATTGCCAACAGATGACTGGGAAGATGAAGAAAACTCTGCTAGAGTGAAAATGTATTATTAGACGGAAGGTAGCTAGATGTACAGGACTACGGTAAATCTTGGAGCGGGCGGCTTCGATGACGTTATGTTTTTTGAAGATGGGGGTAGTCCTATGTATTTGGATGACACCTTACGCGGTACGGCTCCCGGCGCACAAAGTCCTATGCCGCAATTTTCTCCGTTACGGGGCCCCGTGGGCGACGATACGCCTGTAATGTCGGAAGAAGAGCTTGCCGAGTTTGAGGATCAAAAGGGTCTAGGGTCCCTTATCATGGATAAACTTCGTGGTAATGACGTGACGGAAGGGGTTCGAGAGTCTGGTCGTATTGGAGGCACCTCCCCTGAATTTATGGAAACATTAATTGACGAGTATGGGTATCCGAGTGTTTTTGACGAGGAGGTAGGCGAGCGAGTAATACCTACTGATTTTAAATATTCTGAGGAAACCCGTCATGCGCGGCCCGTGGATCGTCGTGATATGCCAACTTATCCTGAGTTAGAGGATGCGCGGGGGCACATGCTTGGTTCGGCGCTTACTTCTTTGGAATATGGCCCGGAGACAGCACGGAGTGCGGGTAATTTTTCTGAGTTTAAAGATCGGTTTGCGCCCTTTCCGTTTGGCGGTCAGAATGCCCGGGACGTTGAGATGGATCAAAGGAATAATGCGATTGGTCGGCAATTGTTTATGAAGGCAGGCATGGACGCTACGATTGAGGAGTTAACACAGATGGTTGACGCTGAGATATTTAATCAGTTAGATAAGATAATGGGTCGCACTGAAGAGGAGCGTATGACACCGGCGGATGATCAGCCCCGCGCTCCACGGAATTTTAAATCACCGTCTGAGGGGCCGGATGTCTTTTACCCTCGCAACGAGGAAGGGTATTTTGACACAACTAGAAAATTTTTAGGGTTTTCACCCCGTAAGTATAGAAACTACTAGGCTGGTCAGATAGGAAAATTACATGGCAGAAGAAGAAGTAAATGGGTACCAAAGCAGTCTAATGGACAATAATGTGCCGTCTCAGCTTGATGAAGACGTTTTAAAAGCTGAAATGGAGATTGAACTTCCAGATTCGCAAAACGATGTTATGGCAATGATTGATGCTGAGAATGTCGGCGAGATAGAAATCAGTGAGACGGACGATGGCGGGGTTGAGATAGACTTTGAACCTCAAGACCAGCGTGGCGAGGATGATGATTTTTATGCCAACTTAGCGGAAGAGATGCCTGACCGTGAACTACAGCGCATTGCTAGTGAGTTATTAGAGGAGTACGATGCAAATAAGGCCAGTCGTCAAGATTGGGAAGATGCCTACTCTAGCGGTTTGGAGCTTTTAGGGTTTAATTACGAGGAACGCTCACAACCCTTTAGGGGCTCGTCGGGCGTGACGCATCCTTTACTTGCCGAAGCTGCCACACAATTTCAGGCACAAGCCTTTAATGAGTTACTTCCAGCAAGTGGGCCGGTTCGTACTGTTGTTATGGGCAAAGAGACGCGAGCAAAGTCTGCCCAATCGCAACGCGTTCGTCAATTTATGAATTATTACATCACAAGTGTCATGGAAGATTATACTCCGGACATGGATCAGATGTTGTTCTATTTGCCGCTTGCTGGGTCTACTTTTAAGAAAACATACTATGATGAGGCTATGGGTCGTGCGGTCAGTAAGTTTGTACCGGCAGAGAACTTGGTTGTTCCCTATGAGACCGCGGACCTCGAAACATGCCCTAATATCACACAAGTTGTGCGAATGTCCTTAAACGATCTGCGCAAACGTCAGATTGCAGGCATTTACTTAGATGATGTGGATGTTATTCCGTCACAACGCGAAGTTACGGGTGTTGGCGGAGAAATTGATAGGATCGACGGCGTAGAGCCGGGAACCGTTGATTATGACTGTACTATTTTAGAATGTCATGTTGATTTAGATTTGGAAGGATATGAAGACGTAGACGATGATGGGGAGCCAACAGGCATCCGTATTCCTTACATTGTTACTCTTTCTATGGACAATGGGCAGGTTTTATCTGTTCGTCGTAACTGGAACGAGGAGGACGATCGTCGCAAGAAAATACAATACTTTACGCACTACAAGTTCTTACCGGGTTTTGGTTTTTACGGTTTAGGCTTAATCCACACTATTGGCGGTTTGTCACGAACTGCCACTTCGGCACTGCGACAGTTGATCGACGCCGGTACGTTGTCCAATCTCCCTGCGGGTTTTAAGGCCCGCGGACTACGCATCAGAGACGACGATGATCCGTTGCAGCCCGGTGAGTTCCGCGATGTGGACGCTCCCGGGGGCGCTATTCGTGACAGCCTTATGCCGTTGCCCTTCAAGGGGCCCGACCAAACACTGTTTCAGTTGTTAGGTTTTGTGGTCCAAGCGGGCCAGCGGTTTGCGACAATCACTGACTTAAAAGTGGGTGATGGTAATCAGCAAGCGGCTGTTGGCACAACCATGGCAATGATGGAGCAAGGCTCGCGGGTCATGAGTGCTGTACATAAACGTTTGCACTACGCAATGCGTCAAGAGTTTAAGATTTTGGCGCGGGTCATGTCTGAAAGTTTACCCCAAGAATATCCGTACTCAGTCCCGGGTGGCGACGAAACAGTTATGCGCACAGACTTTGATGGGCGTGTAGACGTTATACCTGTCAGCAACCCTAATGTATTTAGTCAGTCTCAACGTATTATGTTAGCGCAAACCAAACTGCAACTTGCTTCTCAGGCTCCTGAGATACACAACATGCACGAAGTGTTTAGCGATATGTACGACGCTTTAGGGGTTACAGATACAGACCGTTTATTAAAGTCTGTACCTTCGGATACGGATGAGCCTGTTGATCCGGCGCAAGAGAACATTAATGCGCTAGACATGTTGCCTTTAAAAGCGTTTGAAGGTCAAAACCATCAGGCGCACATCACGGCTCACTTGTTGTTCGGCACTTCTCCTATTGTGGGCGGTATGCCTCCGGTCGCGGTTGCTGTCCAGAAGCACGTCATGGAACATGTACAGATCGCGGCTCGCGAACAAGCGGCAGTTGCGTACTTGCAACAGGTTCAGCAACAAGGCGGTCAGCCTGCGGACGAAGAGCAAATGCTACAAGTAGAGCAAATGACAGCTCAGTTTATTGCGGAAGGCTTGCAACAGCTTAAAGAGTTGTCTGGTCAACTGTCTGGGGCAGGCGCTCCTGATCCACTGGTTCAGCTTAAAGAGCAAGAATTACAACAAAAAGCGGCGGCAGATCAGGCGGATACGCAGATCGATCAAGCCAAATTGGAGTTGGATGCACAGAATCAGCAGATGCGTGGCGAGCAATTTACGCAACGGTTACAGTCTCAAGAAGAGCAAACCGATAAGCGTATTCAGTCGGCCATGCAACGTGAGCTTCTAAAACAAAGGGGGCAACCACAATGATAAATAAAAGCTTAAATTATGCTTATCCGCGTAATTATGCCGAAGGTGGAGAAGTAAAAAGCCAGTCTTACTCCTTTGTACACGACGGAAACTCCTATAACATGGGAGACTACAGGCCGGGGCACGAAGGAACTAGCTTGGAGAGAGCAATAGCTAACGTACAAGAACATTATGACCTTGCTCCGGGTTCCTTTACCGTTAACAACAACACTACACAAACTTTAATGGGTACTTACGATTCGGGCTCGGGTAATTTTAAGAGTGCCTCTGAACCAGACTCAGGAGACATTTTTGGAGCTACTACGATGGCTATGGGCGAAGAGGATGCGTCTTTTTCTGAGCCGTCTCAAGAACAAATGTTGGAAAAGATCAGAGAATTGGAAGCTACTACTATGATGGTAGGGGAAGAAGATGGTGGACAAACGGTACCCCCTGACGAAGGCATGGTTACTACTATGGCTATGGGCGAAGAAGATGCGCCTCGTCTTGACCCCGACATGGACGAAATCCATGAATTTTTTGCGGAGAAGGTAAAACGGGATTTTGGGGACGAACCTATGTTTCCAGAAACTCCAGCACCTCCTACCGCCCCCTTACTTCGCAGTAATCCATTTTTTGATATGCCTTTACAACCTGTTGAAAGCCCTTACCCCAACCCCAACGCCTTTACGCGTGCTGTGGGTGAAAACGGTGGTGGTGGAAACCTTTTTCAATCTCAACTTCCTGTGGTTCCCGGTGAGAGTTTAAGACCTACAAATCAATTGGCGGCTCCTGTAAAAATGCGCCCGATAGAAGGACGAACGTATGGAATGTATAGTAACACTCCTGTATTAGAAACAAATTCTATTCAACCTTTTACTCCGTACATAGCGCCACAACAGTTGCAAAGCTCGGGCATTGAATCATTGGTTCAAAACAACTCGGCGCCTCGTACAAGTGTCTTTAAGCGGAGTTAGATGTGTTAAGAGCCCTACTTATCTTAATGTTTATCTTAATCGGCACCCACGTTGTTGCCGATGACACAATTCGTACTGATACCAACAGTACAATTACTTCTAATGGGTCGATGGATACCACTATTAACAGTCCGCCGCCCTCGGCTATTACTCCAAACATAAGCGCCACTAACTCTGATCTATGTACTGTAGGTGTAGCAGGAGCCGTGCAAACACAAATTCTAGGTATTTCAGCGGGTAGAACTGTACGGGATATGAATTGTGAAAAATTAAAGAACGCCAAAACCATGTACGATATGGGGATGAAAGTTGCAGCCGTATCCGTAATGTGCCAAGACGAAAGAGTGTTTGAAGCCATGCTCAACGCGGGGACGCCCTGTCCCAAGGATGGGTTGGTGGGCGATAAAGCTAGACTAGCATGGGAAATGGAAGCTGTTAAGGAAACTATTGAACGTGAGCAAAACAATCCAATGAGAAAGATTTTCAATGAAAACGTTGAAACAAAAACAGGTCTTAGTGTTATTATTAGCACTCTGGCCTTCTTACTCTTCTTGTGATCCCTATAGTTATGGGTCAACGGGAAATGCCGCATCCACCGCATTAAGTTGGGGGATGACTTCGGTGTTGCCTGATATTCCGGGCATTGATATTAATGGTCTCTTATATAGATACACTACTGTCAAAAGACCAGAAGATGACATGAAAGTCCACGTTGGAAATAAGAATGCTGACGGTAATGGCTATATATTTAAAGAAACAGACGACTGGTCAGGAGTTCCCGGAAATACAATTGTAAAGTCGTTTCCTTTAGCTAACATATCAGCAACTAAGTGGGGCGATGGTTTTATAGATGTTGAGGGCACAGGAACTGTTAAGGACGCGGTAGTTATATATAACTACAGAATTGATGAATGTTTTGAACCACAATCAAATCCTTCATGTCCGGGATATGTAAAGCCCATGCCTGTTCTCCCTGTGATAGAGGTGTATGATGCGCTGGAGGACGATGCTGTTGTTGAAACGTTAGAAGCTGACGAGTTCCAATATGATGAAGATGGTAATTTAATTCTTTCTGAAGAAGAGGAAGAAGAAGAGACACGGATTGAAATGGGTCTAACAGCGTCTGCCAACGCACTGACCTTATTTAAGGCACAAGGTCAAGACGATCTTATTATGGCTATTAACCAACAGACTAATATAGCTATGTACTACAATGCGTCTATCAATGGAGGCGTGTATGCTGACGCCCCCGGTCTTGCTGATTCAGAGATAGCTGACAACAAGAAAGCCTTGCG